GAACATCTGGCAACTGACGCTGCAAGACCTGAACGTCCAATTCCCCATCCGCACTGCGGCTCTGGACGACATTGACGGTCTGGAAAGCAACGTGGTTTCGGACATGCTGGTTGAGTTCTCGCAAGCTGAAGCACTGTCGATGATTAAGAACGACGACCAAGATGCAGGTGCGGCTTATGGCGGCACGAACGGTCTGCGCGGTCTGAATCAATACGGCGGCGCTGCTGCAACGTATTCGCCGGGTGAAATTACTGTTGCCGATTTCGGCACTAGCGGCACTGGTTCCTCGTCTGGTCTGCATGACATCGCAACGTATGACCAGTTGACGACTAACGCTGCTGGCTCGGCTAACAACGTCAATTACAAAGACCTGATTAACTTTATTTACGACCTGCCGCAGCAGTATTGGACTCCGGGTTGTAAGTTCGTTATTAACCCGCTGATGCTGGCTGGTATCCGTGGTCTGGTTGACGATAACGGCACTCCGGTGTTTGAGCGTATGTCGCCGCTGGAAACCGACGGTATTGTTGGTCGGCTGCTTGGCTTCGATGTTGTCGTGAATAAATATCTCGACAATCCGACGGCACCGGACGCTTCGCCCGGCACTACTTCCCTGTATCCGATGTATTTCGGTGACTGGAGCCGTGGGCATACCATTGTTGACCGGCTGAACATGGTTCTGCGTCGTTACGACCAAACCTTGCCGGGTTTCATCACGTTCTACGGTGAAAAGCGTCTCTGCACCAGCGTGGTTGACCCCTTCAGCATCATTCGGTATCGCTCGACCGCTACCGGGGCGTAATAAAGGCGGGGAGGCAGGGAAACCTGCTTCCCCTCTTTTAAATAAAACGAGATTGGATAATTTATGAGCCTGATTCTTGATGCAGTTAAAAAGACACTGAAAGAAGGTGAAGCTACCGTAAATCTTGCGGAAGCATCGACCTTAACCGCTTCGGGTTCAGGTGTCGGCGGTCGAGTTATTTATGACGATGCGTTCGCTGCTTTGCGTTACGCTAACCCTATTCGCATGATGAGCCGAGTTATCACGACTATCGGTTCAGATGAAGCCTTTGTTGTCAAAACTGGTAACGCTACCGTAATTCAAACTGGTTCTACTAACCCGTGGGGATACGGCGTAAAGAATAACGTCGGTAATTACGGCGCTTCGTTTTGGCAGATTTCGCTGAAATGTATTAACGCTGTTGTGCCGATTCGGACTGCTGTTATGTCCGATATTGACGGTCTTGAAGAAACGATTGTTGAAGATATTGCGCTGGAATTTGCTCAACAAGAAGGTTTGAGCATGGTTCTGAACAATGACCTTTCTACCGGAACTGCTACGCCGCAAACTGGTAGCACCGATGGTCTGCGCGGATTGAATTTCTACACTGGCTCGACCAGTGCTGCGGCTTTTGGAACCAGCGGCTCGGCTGATACGAATGGTCGGCATACCATGCTGCAAGTAGCGCAAGCTAGTGCTGGTTCTGTCGGTTATAACGACATTATGAATCTTGCATCTGCATTGCCTTCGCAGTATTGGAACAATCCTTCGACTGCTTGGATGATGCACCCGACGACTATTAAGAATCTGCGCGAATTGCGCGACGACCAACAACTTCCGCTGTTCCTTGATATTGGCGAAGTTGACGGTTATGCAGTTGGACATATCGCCGGTTTCCCTGTAATTCCGAATCCGTATATGGATGTTGCCGGAAGCGGTAAATTCCCTGTCTATCTCGCGGCTTGGAATCGTTTTGTGACGATTGCGGATAACGCGGAAATAAAACTGCAAATGCTGGAACAAACTGCGCCCGGTTTTGTTACGCTGTATGCCGAAAAACGCACTTGCTCCACCATTCGGGATGTATTCGCGGGAGTTCGACTCTACGGCGTTTAATAGGGGCGGCAAATGTCCATTGAAAATCTTACGCTTGCTCCGTTTTTCGCTGTAAATAGAAACCCGTTTAATTACGAAAAAATTGAACAGGTAAGCCGTGATTTAGTTACTGAATGGTTAAGTCTTGAGCAAATCACCCAACAGTTAAATCTGTTTGATGATGAAAGTCAGGATTCTTATCTAAGCGGTTTGGAATTAGCGACTCGTTTTGCGATTGAGGACTATCTTGGTATTTCCATGTTCTCAACGCAATATCGGGTTTATTACGGCAATCCGGGATTCTTTAGTAATGCTATTTATTTAGACTTACCTGAAGTATCTATTGGTAACTCTGGCGTTACTATTAACGAAGTCAAATGCTATATTGGCGACCCTAATCCTGCGCCGGTAGTTATTAGCAATACCCAATACTATTACGACCCAACTGGTAATCGTGTTGTCGTAAAAAGTGTTCCGAATAGCATTAGCCAAGTAATCGCTAATCCGCTGCAAGTTCTTTATACGGTTCCGGCTAACTTTATTGCTCAGTATCCAGTGGTTCAGCAAGCAGGATTGTTGCTTTTAACCCATCTTTATAACAATCGCTCAGAAACGACTACCGCGAAGTTACATGACCTTCCGTTTGGCGTTAAAGCATTGCTGCGGCCTTATAAAACTTTGGTTATGTAATGGCTATCACCAGATACGAGAACATAAGCATAAATAATGTTACCAATGGCACGAATACTATTGGTGAATACACCACGACTATTACTAAGTGGTTTGATACTCGCGCTTTGGTTTCTGATGTGGTTAACAGTCTTAGGATTTCAGACCGTTATCGCTCTTATTCGGACATTGTTAATCTTACGGTCAACTACACCCCGAACACGAAGGAAATTGTAAATAATCAAAACCTTTACAGTATTACCTATCGAGGGTTTGATTGGCGTATTGGTGATGTTCGGGAAAGTAACGACAGAATGAAAGTTACTTTCATTTGCTATCGGAATGACCCTGTGGTGCCGGTATGAGCCAGCAGAACCCTCTGGATTACGCGGCTGCTATACAGACCCAACTTTCAGGGATTGTCGCGCCTACGCCCGTTTATGCGGTTTTTAACCGTAATTTCGCCACCGAGCCTAGCTTCATTACTTGGCAACTGCGGAATATTCACCAGCCGGTTTATACGGGTCAAACGCAAGACAATAAAGGTATTGACACTCCCACATTCCAAATAAGCATTTTTTCACAATCAATGAATGATGCTTTTGGTTTGAGTGATTCAATATTACAATCGCTTCATGGGTATTCCGGCCAATTCGGGGGATTATCTGGCTTTTTTGTAGCAAAATCCGATGTATATTGGTTATATAACACCTATGACAATGAGCTAGGTCTTAACCAAATTATCTTGGATTGCACAATATACGTTCCAACATAAAACAAGACTTTTATTAACTTTATTAAGGAATTAAAAAATGGCTCTTATTGATAAAGTCTTGCCCGGTTATGTTGCGACCCTCTGGTGTCAAGATGATGCTACTCCCACTCCCCTGACCGACGCGCAACTGTCAACTTGGGCGTCTCAAGTCGAAACCATTATTGGCACTTCGGCTGGCGGCACCGGCACTGCTGGTATCCAAGTTCCGGTTGAGGCAATTCCCTCTTTTGGTGCGGATGATGCTTCGGCGGCTTACTCGGTTGCTGGCGCTCGGACTGGCGCGAAAATCACTACGCAAAACCAAGTGACTTCGCTGACCATTACTTCGGCTTGGAATCCGGCTGACCCCGCGCAACTGTTAATCCGCGATGATGGTTACAGCGGCACGATTATCCGCACTTACGTTATCGCGGTTTATGACGGCACTGATACCGTTGCGTATGCCTTTAATGCTCGCGTTGGCGGTCTGCAATGGGATATGTCTCCCTCTGCGGAAGGCAAGTTTATTTTCACAATTCACCCCGTTGGCGGTAACAGCTACGGCTGGTCTAACAACTAAAAGAGAAAAAATGACAACGACAATACAAAACAGTAATGACCTGTTTAGTTATTTAGTGACCCAAGCCAATTCTGGAACAAAGAATTGGTTTGGGTTTCACCAACAAAGAATTGCTGGAATCAATATTGCGTATGAGATTGCAAAATATCATGCCGATAAAATGAGTCCTGAAGAAGTGGCCGAATATGCAAAACGGCTAAATGACGCTATATACGACAAAATGATAAAGGTAGACACTAAATGAGCAAAATTGCCTCTGCGTTAAAGATTAACGATTCTATCCGCGTTAAAACTTTTGAATTAGCCGGTAATAAATTCAAAGTAAAGGTTCCGTTATCTTCTGAAATGGAAGCGATTTCGGAGCGTATTAAATCGACTCCTAAAGACAAAGTTGACGCAAGGTTTGACAAGATGGTCAATAACGTCAAGCAGGAATCTGTGAGTGGTGTCGAGTTTGTCGATGACGACATTGTTATTGACGGAAAACCAATGAATTTGCGCGATACCTGCGTATCCGTGATTCAGATGGAACAAAGGATTCTTGAGTATTTCAAATTGCTAATCCCTGAATCTGGTGATTTTAGCGATATTACTTACGAGGATATTGAGGCAGAGTTCCCAATGTCCATTCAATTTGAAATGTTGGAACGTATTACTGAGTGTATTCAGCCGGGATATAAAGAAGCGCGAAAAAACTAATCAGGGATATTCACCAACAAGCTAGAGCATATATTTATGCTCATGGTGGGTATCCCGATAACATACCATCGGACGATATGAGAAATATTGAGATTATGTTGAATGATGGCATGTTGGGAAACAAGGCAAACTTGATTGTCTTGAGTTCTCTTACTACTGGCAATCTCAATTCCAAACTCAGAAAAGACGCGAAGCCATACCGTATGGAGGATGTGCTTCCGTCAACTTTTGAATACATTGTTCCGCCATTAACTGAAGAAGAAAAGGCAATAGAAGCAAATAATAAATTGCTCTCGTTTGCTAGAATGTCACCTAACGCTCCGAAGGTGTTTTGATGGCAAATAAAACTTTTGAAGTTACTGGTTTTGACAAACTTGCGGAACAAATGGATGTTTTGTTCTCTTTTTATAGACCTGAAGAAGTCTTAAAAAAGGGAACGGTCAATTCTGTTCGCAAGGCATTGCGGCCTGTTTTGGATAAAGTAGTTGCCAATGCCCCTTATGATGAAGAAACAAATAAGTCTGGAATTCATTTAAGGGAAACAGCAAAAATAACCGTAAGACTGCCAAACGAAAAAGATAAGCAATCATCCTTTTATCGTGAAGGCGATGTTATTTGGGGAATGGTATCTGTAAAGAAATCTGCTGTTTCTTTGTCGCAAGAATTTGGTAACGCTAATACTCCCGCGCATCCATATCTAAGGATTTCAATGGAGACTGGCGCAGATGAGGCACTTAACATATTAAAAGAGCAATTAGAGCATCAATTAAAGTCGTTCATGAAAAATGTAACACCAATGGTATAGGTTAATTATGGCTAATCAAATTCTTGCGCGCCTCGGCGTGGTAATGACCCTTAATGTTGCCAAATGGGAACAAGAGGTCAATCAAGCCATTGAAGCCGAAAAAAAATTAAAACGTGAAATCACAAAACAAAATAATGATGCCGCAAAAGAAATACTAAAATTAACTTATGCCGTTCAGGATTTTGGCAGGGAAGTAACTTTAGTAGAAAAAATACAGCGTGAATTTGTGCAGGGCGGTAAATACGCCCATTTAGCGGAAGAAGGGAAAGCAGCGTTTTTAAAGCAAGCTGCTGCTATGGATGCTCTTGTAGCATCTAGCAAAAAAGCACAAAAAGAATCAATTAAAGCCGCAGGTTTAACTACCTATCAATTACAGGCTCTTAGCTATCAGACAACGGATATTGTGACCAGTCTTGCCGGTGGTCAAAATCCGATGCTTGTATTACTTCAGCAGGGCGGTCAGTTACGCGACCAGTTCGGCGGTGTAACCAATGTATTTAAAGCCTTTGCTCAAGTATTAACTTTGACGAGGGTTGTTGTCGGCGGATTAGCTGCGGCATTTGGAACTCTTGCCTACGCTGCATACAAAGGCAATGAGGAATTCAAAGAGTTTAATAACTCTTTAATACTATCTGGTAATACCGCTGGATTGACCTTTGATAAATTCAGAGGATTAGCCCAATCCCTTGCTGGCGGCGGTATGGTTGGATTAAAGGATGCAAAAGACATATTTGCATCATTGGCTTCGTCTGGTCAGTTCACATCTAAATCTATTGAATCTGTCGCGCAGTCTATTGCGCTTGTATCAAGACTTAGCGGCCAATCTGTTGATGTTGTTGGTAAAGAACTTATTTCCGCGTTTAACGGAACGGCATCTTCAGCTAAAAACCTGAATGAAAAATATAACTTTTTGACGCTTGCTCAATATCGTCAAATTGAAGCAATGGAGAAAGTAGGCGACAAACAAGGTGCGATAAATACGCTTTCTCAAGCATTAAATGAAAAATTAGAAAAGCAAGCTCCGCAATTAGGAACGATTGCTAAACTTTGGAATAGTCTTGCTAATACTTGGGAAAGAATTAAAAACATTGGTGTTCCAGACACCGATGAGCAGATGCTGGAATTTCTGTCAAAGCAGGTAAATTATTATCAAACAATGGTTGATAGATTTCCTGAAGCGGAAGCTAGACAAAGACAATTAAGCAGAGCCACTGAAGAATATTTAAAGCTATCAAATAAAGTCCGCGAAGATAGGAAAAAGGCTGAAGAAGAAGCAAAAAAAGCGCAAGATGAAAAAACAAAAATAGACTTATATGCAAAAGCCGGTGGTCTTGCTACTGATATTAGAAAAAAATATGAACTAGAAAAAACTTTAGATGACATTCAATTTCAATCAAGGCTTGAAAACGCAAAAGGTTTAGAACGTATTGATATTGAAGCAGAACATAAAGCTGCCGAAGCAAGAAGGAAAATAAGGCAGAAAAACGAAGAAGAAAACAATGTTTTTGTTATCCGTAACAAAAAGCAGTTAGATGCAGACCTTGATGCTATTGAAAAGGAAAAGCTGCAAAAACGCAATGCTATGGAATTTGAAGCTCGTAAATCCATAGAAGAAAA